ATGACCACGACGACCAATCCCTACCCCGATCTCCCGGTGCCGAACGGCATTGAGATGCAAAGCGACTGGGATTCCGACGGGTATCGAGACCTCTTCGGGTTCGACCGAACGGTAACTGACCATAAGGCCCGCGTCTACGCGCTCGGCAGCCAGTCGACAGATGGCACGATCTCGGGTCTCATCGTCGTGGCCTACGGAGAGGACGACGGCTTTGACCTCAACACCGATCAAGCTCGGGAGTTGGCCGCCGCGCTGCTCGCAGCCGTCGCCGAGGTGGAAAGTTGGTGGCCCCGATGAGTCACCCCGGTGTCCCGGCAACACGTGCACGCGCTCGAGGAATGCCGCGAGCTGTTGGCGGTGCTCGAACCGATGAGGGATAAGCGAGAAGGGGGCCGATGATGACCGCCACGACCAACGCGCAGACCGACCAAGTCCGCATTGAAATCCGGCGCGCCCTGGCCGCGACCCCGCCCAACTCTTGGTCGTTGACCGAATGCAGGAGGATCGTCGAGCTGCTCGAAAGCTTTGCAGCGGAGCGGCGCGAGCTGGTCGCTACGGCGCGACGGGACCGCTGTACGGTCACGCGTCTAAAAATCCCGGACTGGCCGAAGGGCGCAGGTCCGTAATGCCGATCAGGAGATACCCCGGAGCTGCGCAAACCGTTGTCGGTCTCGCGCCTGAAGCCGAGACCGTGATCGTGGAACGGATCGTCGACTACCCGCCGACGCCGGCCGCATGGTCGGAATGTGATGACACAGACCTTGCACCCATGTTCACCCACGAGAGTGGCCAGCGATCGTGGGTGACTACCGACTCGTTGGCGGTCGCTTTAATATCGCGGCATGGGGACGAACGAACTTGATGTGCCGTCCGACCAGCTACAGCTGGCCGCTAGCCAGTGGCGGGGCCTAGGCGCTGGGTTGACGAACGCGGCACCTTCACCGGGGCAACCGTTTCAGCCGACGACCGCCGCGATCAGCGCTATCGATGCGGCAATCGGTATCAGTGCGGCAGCGTGCGCGGCCCGGATTCAGGACACAGCGGCGGCAGTCGCATCTGCTGCCGCTGGCTACACCAACCAAGATGCCAGCGGCCAAGGCCAACTCGCTGCGGTCGCGCCGCCTCCGATAGTGATGGTGTGACGATGACACCAACATTGTCGCAGCTGCAGGCGTGGGACACAGACCATTTGATCAATGCCGCCACCTATTGGACGCAGACCGCCAACCAATGGGAGGACACGTTCATCACGGTGCGTAACCAGTCCAACACGATGGGATGGGAAGGCCAGGGCGGTGACGCACTGCGCAGGCGCACCGGTGCCGACCTGGCGACGGTGAGCACCAAAGCCGACCACCTACGCAATGCTGCTCAGATTGCACGCACGGGGGCCAGCAATATCAGCGCCGCACAAAGGCAAGCCCTGTATGCGGTCGAAGATGCTCAGAACGCGGGTTTCGAAGTGGGCGAAGACCTTTCGGTCACCGACACCCATTACTATACCGACCCAGCGCAGCAGGCCGCCCGGCAAGCTCAGGCAGATATGTTCGCGACGAACATCAATCAACGCGCCGCGCAACTGCTTGGCGTGGAAGCCGACACCTCAGGGCAACTCACTGCTGCAGGCGGGGAAGTCGGTGCGATGAGCTTCGCCCCGGCAGGTGGTCAAGGCGGCGGGGCCGGCAACGGAAACCCACTGAATGGCACCCAATCTCGCGACCCCGTAGTGACCTCACCGGCCGACCGGATCGTTGACGGCCCAAAACCAAATACGCCCACCATCCGACTGGTCGACGACACACAGACCCCGCCGGGGCAGCCTCAGATCGGTCCGATCCCCGTGCCCCCACAGGTAGCAGCTTCGGTGCCCCCTGGACCACCTCCGGCACCGCCACCTCCCCGCGATCCAACCGGTGGGCTACTCACGCCTCAAAACCTCCCACCGGCTTCGCCGCCGCCTAACATTCCCGGCGCGACGCCATTGCCAGGACCAGGCGCTGCTACCGCAGCCGGTCCGGCCGGCGCTGCGGGAGCCGTCAAACCTCCGTGCAGTCCGTACGACGCGACGAAAGCCGCGCTGGAGCCTGTGGGCGGCATGATTGCGATCTTGACCGCCGCCCCGGAAGGTGCGACCGGCGTGGGAATCCCCGCGGCGATCGGTCAGATCGCTCTCGGTACGGCCGCGGTCGCTGACGGCCTAGACGCCGCTGGCAAATGCCTGGGCGATTGAGGCGAGGTAACAGAACTGGGTTAGGACGGGCATGCTAGACCCAAGAGATGCCAACGACAAGGAGGAAGCGGTCGTGAAGAGGAATCCCCGGTACAGCCTGATGTTTTACGCGGGGATGGCCACGTTGTTCCTTGCCCTTTTTGTGCTGAACGTGTGCACCCACGGCACGATGCTGGGGCTGATCAGTACCGGAGGCCTCGCCGTGTTGATGGGCTATCTCGCCTACCGGGCATGGTTCGCCCAGCGCCACATCGACCAGCAATAGACGCGCCCAAACGTCGCGCACCGGGTTGACTTTCAAGCGGGCGATCTGACAGCCCTCAAGCTCGAGACATCGTCCACTCATCCGCGGCTTCGAGCCTCTACGGCGACGCGGACCTGGAAACTACCCTCGAGGTGTGGGCGGCCAAATCAAACCGGTCACCTTGCCGCACATCCGATCCCGCTACTGGCTGCCGGGGCAGCCCCGACTTTTCAGGTTACCGGCAATCAAGCCGATGTTCTTGTCGATAACGGTCCCGTTTGTCGGCCGCCAGTCGCAAAATAAAAGTCATCGACCTGCATGCGACCAAGAGAAGTCCAATGACCACTGATAACGCAGATCAGCCTGCGACAACGGCGGGGCCGTGCGACGACAAGACGGTGATCGTGCCGCCGCCGCACGCTGCCCACGAGCAAGCGTGGTCTCTTGAGGAGCCCGAGACTGTCACTCTGCGCCAGCCGTGGGGTCAGGCATGGTCTGCCGCAGCTGTCGTGCTCATCTGCGCCGCCGTAATTGCGATAGGAATTGGTGGCTGGGCGCTACTGCAGAACAGCCAACCCAGTCAGGCGCCTGTGTCGCCAACGGCGCTGCCTACTTCCAGCGCGACCGCCCAGCACCCCGGCTCTGCGGCCCCGCCGTCAACGGTCACCGTCACAGCGGCGCCTCCGACAACCGTCACCGTGCAAGCGCCGCCAGCAACAGCAGAACCGGCCGCGCTCCCGCCCAACACAGACGTTTTCAATATTTGCCCCGATGGACAGGAAGGTGTCGTCGGTGGCCGCACCAGCTGCGCATTCGCCGCCAACGTGCGCCACACCTTCTATGCCACCGGCATGTCGAACCACTTCACTGCGTTCTCCCCAGTCACTGGCGCCGGGTACGAGATGACTTGTGTCGGCAGGTATCCGGCGTATTTCACCGACGGGTCGACGAAGATCTCAACGCGCTGCTACGGGGGCGACAACGCCGAAGTCGTCGTCTGGTGATTTGCTTTTTACAACCCTGGGATTTGCTACTTTCCCTCTTCTAGTGGTGGTGGCGGTGGCTCGTCTGGTGGCTCCGACTTGCCGTCCTCTATCTGCCACGCACGTTCCTTGTTCGGCCCTTCCCATGGGGTCGTACTTGGGTCTGGTTGCCTTGTCATGAACTTGCAGCCCCTTCCGGGAGTTGTGAACTCTGCGGCCGGTACGCCCAGCTACTTGGTCTGCTGCTGCTGTACGGACTCGCGTTGTTGCTGCTGCGCCGCGGGCTTGCCGGCCTCAATCGCCTCCGACCGGGCCCTATCCACCTTTGCTTGCCTCGTCTCAGTTCCCGAGGACCTGATAGTCCTGGATTCATTCACGACTTGCTCCCGTCGCCCAGACCAATCCTCTAGCTGCGAATTAGGTTACGCCTTATCGATCATCGAGAACTGCGGCGGGATGATTCGACGCGAGAAGAACGAGATGTCTTTGTCGCTGAAAACCTTTTCTCCACGTCGGGTTTGTCGAGACATGCCGCAGACTAGCGTCAGCTCTGCTTTAACGACCGTTGGGCCGCGGCCTAAATCGATCAACAGGTCGTCTGACACTGTTTCTCCTGGCTCAACCCACAGGTGACGCTTCAACACTTCGTAGGAGCGGATTGGCGCCTTGCCTGATGGCCACCGAACCGCCGCCCAACTGAAGTCCTTGGGTGGTGCAGGCTGCCCAGCTGCGGGAAAAGCAAGTGCCAGACCCGTGCCGTACTGGTTCAACGCCACCTTGGATGTGCCAATGTTTGTGATGCGGACACGCACCTGAAAGACCGCTTTAGCTCCGATGGCGTGGCGTGCGCCGACCACGCGCCATTGACCGAGGATTTCGACTGACAACCGTGGACGAAAGGTACGGCCCCTTACGAACTTGAAATAAGCCCAGCTCCCGCCAACAACGGTAGCCCCGGCAGTCGTAATGCTGGCCACGCCAGCCGTGACGTTCTTGAAGCCTTCGCCCGTCGCTGCAGTGGCTGAGTGGTGGTACAGGAGGGGTAACAACACCTCGGCCGCGAACACAAATACTGATTATTGGTGATCAAGTGCGTTGAAACCGTCGAATCAAGGGTTGCAGTTGAAATGCGCCCCTTGGAACACTCCGACCCCCGGTATTTTTGGCTCGGGTGGGGACACTGTGATCACTCGCCCGGAACGGACCCACGGACCATCCCATACGCCCACGCGGTGACCGAATTTAGTCTGACTCTTAGGTATTCGTGTTGCAGCGGCTGGTTCCATGAATCGCCCAGGAATGCCTGCACATGTGTCAGGGTGATGAAGGTTGTGAGGTCGTAGCCTTGGTGAATAGCGTCCGCTAGCCGGTCGTCCTCTGACACTCGCGCCGCCCACGGGTCAAAGGTCCGTCCAGCGATTGCCTCCGCCATGCTGGCGAAATTCTCGTCACCAGTATTTTCAGCCTCGCCGCGTATCGACCTAGCGGCGCTTGCAAAGAACTCATTATTTGCCTCTACATGACCTGAGACGACCCCCCAAGGTAGATACAGCGTTACGGCGACACCCGCACCCAAATTGGCAACGCTGATGAGGTCCTGCAAGGTGGGGTCGGGGCGCGAATAAAATTCCACGACAAGATTGATTGTCGGGACGGCAGGCGCTGATTTCTCCTTGTCGTCCGCCAGGTTAGGGCCGCCGGCTTCAGTCATTCGGCAAGCGCGTAGTCGCGGGGATGAGCGAACAAGCGCGGTCGCTGTTTACTCCTGTCCAGTTGCAGGGCGGCCAACGTACGTACAGCATCTGGTACCACGAAGGGAACTACGGGCGACCAGAAGCCGCCCGTGCGCAGTAGTTCTGAGTCGATCACTGTGTGGTCCGCCAACGATGGATACCCGATTCCATCGTCGTCCGGGAGGTCTCGGACTTGCGCACGCTCAACCCAGTCTCGGACATCCCTCCATAGCCACACGCCGCCCCCAACAAAGTGAATTGGACTGGGAAAGTCTCGCTTCCTCTCGCCACGGACCCAGTTGTCGACCGTCTGGCGTCGCTTTTCCAGCCTGTCGGCGATGTCGGCACGAGTGACCAGGTCAGGATACGTACGTTCCGGGTTAAACCCGCATGCAGCGAGGTGCGCGATGGCCATTCGGGCTGCGGCTATGGGTGTCTCGCCTGGTGTCACCATCGAGGCCAGACTTAGCCCGCCATGTGACTCCACTAGCGCTTCGTGCGCGCCATACAGTGCGTCGATCCGCGGGTCGCCGGGGTCGGTGACATCGGGGAGAACGAACATCCATTCAAAAGACTCCTCGCCGGCCATAACAAAAGGATGCGTTCGACAACAGTCTGTTGTCAATGCGCCACATCCGAGACAAACGTCACGGTAATCGCATCAAATCGTGCTGGTCAGGGCAATGAAGCACGGCGCGGCGGATCTTTCGAGCCTTCCAGGTGGGACGACCTGGCGTGCCGTCCACGCGTACGAACGGCGCTCGTCCGCCGCACGGGCAATAAAGGGCGAAGCCGTGGCCCTGCTCTCGCAGCGTAAACTTCCTCTCTTCGACAGCCCATTGCACGACATCGAAGATGTCCTTGTGCAACCTGCGGCGCGCCTGGTTGAGGTCCGCCGGTTCCCATGTCATTCAAAAGATGATGCCAGGAAGCACCCGGCGTGAAACGGGTCTCGAAATCAGGGCGTGCTTAATGGCCTGTGCTTAGGTTGGCCGAGATGAGGTCATCGTCCGTGCTCTCTTCTCGCGGGTGGTCCTCGCTCATCTAGGACCGGCTTCCGGTTCCGGGGAAGTTACCGGCGGACGGATACACGCCCTCCGCTGGCCACAGCCCGTTGTGCTCCGAAAGAGAGTCGTACAGTTCTCGCGGGCTGTTCGCTTGGATGGTCACGGGGCCGTGGAATTGGTTGTGGTAGTAATCCCCTGGAAATCCACCGCCGCCGGCTTGCCCAGAAGTCGATGTGTAGCCGCCCTGCTGATCGCCGGGGTTTGGTTGTTTCGTTTGTCCTGCGGTGTTGGGGCTGGCCGGGCGGGCACCCGCAATCCCCGACAGGAGCCGTCCGGGGATGGTTTCGGAGAAATCACCACCCGCCGCGCTTGAGGTCGGGATGAATGTCTCCAACACCCCCTGCGCGAGGATGCCGCCAGCTTGCGCACCATACGCTGCGGCCCGGTTGAGTTCCTGGAAGCCGATCGACATGACCGCCGACGCCGCGGCACCGGAGCCGGGGGCGAACATGTCCCCCGCCGCCGACGCCGCACCCTCCGCGGCGCCTTCGACACCGCCGATGATTCCGCCGGAGAACCCGATACCCGGTGACGGGGGCAAGTTTTGGCCCGGGGACTGCGTGTCCGCGCCCGGAGTAGCGAGACCCTCAAGACCTTTCGCCTGACCCGCAGAAGCGGCACCCAACCCTGCCGGGCTCGGACCGGGAGGTGGACCAGGAGGCCCTGGTTGAGCGTCGGCTTGCTTCTGCCCACCCGGAAGCATCGCCTGCAACGCAGGTTTGTCGGAGCCTTGCGGTTTCTGCGTCCCCGGATTCTGGGTGTTCGGAAGCTGCCCCTGCCCCGGCTGCACAGGCTGATCTGTTCCCGGCGCCCAATACTGCGGCACCAACCCGCCGGCACCGAACCGGCCAGCCATGTTCATAGCCTGCAACTGCGGCAGGAACGAGCTCGTGGCATTGGAATTCATGACGAACTCGCCCGGCGATAGCCACGCGGGAATGGTGTCGGTGCCCTTCGGGCCTCCAGGCCAATCCGTTGATAGACCGCCGGCAGCGAATCCTGGTGTGAAGCCTGGTATCCACGGCGCACCACCGGTGTATCCGGGCATGATCAACGGACCAGTGGCCCTCGAACCCGGCACAGCCGAAGATGGTGTCCCACTGCCGGGTACCAGCATGTCCTGCCAGTTCGGCGACGCAGGGATCATCCCATTTCCCGGCAGCGCCGGGTGCGGGCCGCCGGGGGCGGTAAGCCCAAACCCGGACATTGGACCCTGTATTCCGTACGGGCGTGCCCAATCGGGCACCATGGGGCCCATTCCGGGGGCCGCGGGCGCCGTTGGTCCTGGCTTACTGGGATGCCATCCGCCCCACCATGTCTCGGCACCTTTGCCCGGTGATCCGCTCGACGAGCTGGGAGCAGGAGACCCAGAGGGGCCACCACCTCCTTCGGGGCCGATATTGGCTGCCAGATCCGCCGGGATTACCCTTGGGGCACCGAATCCGGCGTCCCCAGGACCGGGGGGCATTCCCATCCCTGCGCCCATGCTGTTGCCCAATGCCGCCCACGCCGCGGTCTCCAACGGACCCAACACCATGTCTTCAAGGGCGCCGATTCCCCACTCGACAACACCGCCCAACCCCTTATCGAGGCCGAACTTGTCCGCCAACGGGACAGGCAAGAACGGACTACCGCCCATTCCACGGCCACCAGCACCCGAGGCGTGGAATGTTCCCTGCTGTGCCCGTTGCAGACGGACTTGTTCTTGGTCACGCTCAGCGTGGAGATGACGCAGTTCCTCGTTGAGGCGGTCTTTCTCTGCCTGTGACGCATCGGCTTTCAGGTTGGCTTTGCGTTCCTCGGCGATGCGGATCTCTTCGTCAATGTGGCGGAGGCGTTCTTCAGCGGAGGCAACCTTCTCGGGGTTCGCGGTGTAGTAGCCCTGCTGCCCGCCTGGACCGGTGCCGGCTCGAGCACCGGCCGGGATCCCACCGCCCATTCCGCCGCCGCCCATTCCACCGGCGCCGCCGAAGCCGCCTGGCATACCGCCGCCGGGCCCTTCCCCATACAGGTTCGGCAGGAACATGTGGTGATCGAACTGTGAGCTCGCCGCACCCGCCGCGCCCGGACCGACAAGGAAATTACCGTGGGAGCCACCAGATTCGGCGTTCTCCCCATCCGACAGCGTCATCGCAGCGTGCCCATCGTTCGGGCCACCACCGTGGTCGTACCAGCCCACACTGATCGCCCCGGGGCCGCCGATACCGGGTTTGAATCCCAACGCAGCCAACCACGGACCCATGTTCTTCGTCGTCGGCAGGCCGCCGGCTCCGGGGATACCGAGCGCGCCGAGGACAACACGGCCCACCATGCCGGAGCAGTCGTTCCGGGCGGCTTGGGAGTATCCGGTGCCGACCATCCCGTGTGCGACTTGAACATCCGGCCCTATAGCGCCGCCGTACTGCCGTCTGACCGCAAGACCACCGTGTAAGGATTGGCGGAACGCGTACACCCCCGCGTGTCCGCCCATCGCCGACACGTCATGGTGGGTGAGGACATGCTCGCCGGGGGCGAGGATCGCGTGAACAGAGTCGATCCCGTTCGGGCCGCGCCCATGCACCGGGCCGCCGTCAGCTTTGCGGTCGGTGATCATGTTGAAGATGCCGTACGCCGATAGGGGGTTGTGCCGGAACGTGTCCCCCAGGAAATGCATGACCGGGTTGCTGCTGTCCTCAGCCTGTTTGGAAAACGTGTCGGCAGCAACAACGGATCCGATGACAGGACCTGCGGCCCCCGCGATACCAGCGAGCGCGCCTTTCAACCCGCCGGCAGACACCGCCGCAGCGTTCTCGGCTGCTGTCATCGAACTCAGCCCGGTGGTGATCCCGGCCAGTGTCCCAACGATATTCATCAGTTTGATCGACGCCCACGCGGCACCCACCGCACCTAGGCCGTCGACCACCGCGTGCATGATGGCGGGATGTTTTTCCATCGCATCCCCAACGTCTTTCGCGACGTTGGCAGCTGAAGTCATGAACGGGACGAACGCGGAACCGATCTCGATCGCCGCGGCGCCGAATGCGGCTTTCGCGTCCGCCATTTTCGCGTTGAGGGTTTCCTGGGTTTCGTTGAACCCCTTGACCGTTCCGTCGTGCTCACGGACGGTCTGGTCGATCAGTCTGATTTTCTCGTTGGTCTTGGCGGCGTTATCGCCCGTGGTCTGGACTGCGATCTGGAACGTTTCCTGGTCACCGGTGGACAGCTTGAGGGCCTGGTCGAAATCCAGTTGGTTCCCGATACCGGACTTGATCAAGCTACTGAAACCGGTCAGCTTGTTGTTCAACGCGTTCCACTGGCCCACCTCGTTGGCCATCTCAACGCTTAAGCCGCCTCGAGATTTACGGAATTCCTTGTAGGACAAGGTTCCATCTTTGATCTCTTGAGCTACCGCTCTGGCCGGTCCGGGGAGCGCGTTGAACGCGGCCGCCTCAGCGCGGGCGGTCTGCTGGCTTTGATACATCACATCCAGGTTCACTTTCCCGTTCTGGGTGTGCTGCTGGATGGCTTGCTGTACTACTTGCAGAGTTCCCGCCAGGCCACGCTCCCCCAGATGGGCGGAGAGTTCCTGTGAGTCGATCCCTAATGCGCCCAGCATGTCTCGCATCTGCTGGGTGGGGTTGAGCATCTTCTGGAAGGCGTGGCCCATTAGTTGCATGGACTGATCGGCGGACATACCGGTCTGGGTCATCTGGGCGCCGATGCCGTACACGTCTGCCATCAGATGCTGCATCTGCTGCGTGTTCAGGTTTTGACTCGACCCGATCGCGGCTGCGACGGGCTCCACGGAATGCATGGCCCCGGAGAAGTCTTGAATGTTGGTCTTGCCCATACTGACTGCGGCGATCAGCTTCGACATCACGTCGGCGGCCTGGTCGGCGCCGAACTTGAAGTCATGCAACGACGTGGTGAGCGCATTGTTAACGGTGGTGAGATCAGACTGTTCCGCTTTGGCGCCTTGCGCGGCGGCCTGCATCACCTTGAGACCTTCGGCGCCGTGGTATCCGCCGGACTCCACGATGTACATGCCTTTGGACAGTTCCTGCGCCGAATACCCCACCTGCCCAGCCATTTGCAGCAGCCCGTCGGACACTATTTTCAGGTTGGCTGTGGTCTCACCCGCTGATGTCACGAGTTTCGTCTGGGTTTGCTGGAAGTCGCCGGCGGCTTTCGTGGCTTCCAGAACACTTCCCGTGAACACCGCCAAAGAGCCGATACCGACCGCGTTCCACGCTCTTCCCGCGACGGTGGCGGCGGCGGCGGAGTCTTGCAACGCTCTCGTGTGCGCCTGATGCGCGGCCTCGTTCGCGACGAGGGCGTCGGTGAATTCCCGTTGACTCCTGGCAGCTACGGCTTGGGCCTGCATCGCCCTGGCGGAATCCGCGCCGTACCTTTCGGTCGCAGCCGCTGCCTTCGCGGCAGCCACTTCCATCCGTCGTGCGGAGTCGGCTTCAACGTCTGCGGCGCGGCGCCACGCCGTCTCCAACCTTCCGAGCTCCGCGCGGGCCGCAGTGGTGTCGAACGCGCCGAACGCTTTACCGAGCGAGCTGGTCAGGTCTCGAGATATGTTGCCGCCAAGGCCGCTGAACAGCGTCCGGAGCTCCCGGGCCGTCGCCTCGACAGCTCTCCTGTCAAGGCGCGACTCGACATCAAGGAACACAGGCAACTGATTTGCCCTCCCGGGGATCGACGACTTCCACGTCTAACGCTAGGAGGCCAAGGGCCACAAGGGGTTACCGCTCGCGTCAGCGCGAGTAGCTATCGGTCGTTGAGTGCCAGTTCGTCTTTGGCAACCGGGCTGGCTTGGGTAAGGGTCGGCGTCAAGGTTGCGAGCGCTACGGGTTGAACATATGTGTAGAGCTATAGACCGGGCGGCTCCGGGTGATTAGTCTTCATAGTCGTGACCAGGGTGAATGCCTGGCAGTTTAGCGGTCAGAGTTGCGGGTGGAGTGCCACCGGCGACACGATTCCGTATCTCAGGGTTCCAACGTCCCGGGGAGCTATCTTCGATGGTCTGCGGTCAAGAAAATTCGCTCTGCGAGCAGGCTTAAGGCTGCCCGTAACCAGGGCCAATAGGGAAGGTAGGACCGCCATGCAATGGAAGCCCTGTTCTTGTAATGGAGGCCGGGTTGCTTGCGCCGTCTGTAACGGCAGGGGGTGGCATTTGGGCAGCCCCGGGGAGCCCAACATAGTGTGCTACGCATGCGGCGGCAGCGGCCGTAAGACTTGCCCGCTGTGTGGTGGCTCGGGGCAACGCTGAATGATTTAGGTAGCCGAGGATGAGTAGAGCTGTTTCTCGGTCTCAACGAGCGTGAAACCGTTGGTCAGCGTCTAGCGAGGATGATTTGCCAATTGAATTGGCGTCGTAAAAGTTCACTTCGCACAACGTAGCGCCGGGTTTACGCTCTATGCCATGAGCCCGTATGTAAATTGCTCGTGCAGCGGCGGGAAAGTCGCAGACACAGTCTGCGGTGGCAAAGGGTGGTACTTCACCGACGGCCAAGGAAACAAAGGAACTTGCTTCTCGTGTGGCGGCAGCGGTCAAAAGACTTGCTCGGTATGCGGGGGCTCTGGAAAACGCTGGGTGTTGTAGCGCCGTAATCATGTACCTGGTTGCAGGTCTGGCCGTGGTTGTCGTGCTGGCGGGGATCGTACTTTTGCTGATCGTTGGTGCGGTGGCATTACTGTTCGGCAGCGGGGATGAACGATCTTCGCAACCGACCCGCCTGGCGCCACAGGGCTATGTGCGCGGTCGGTGGGTGCCGTGCGGTGCTTGCTGGAGAACTGGCAAGCAAAAGCACATGCTGTGTGGCGGAACTGGCCGGCTCGGCGGCGGAATGACGTGCACATGCCGCGACGGCTGGATCGATTGCAACTTCTGCTTCGGCCGTGGGTGGCGTTGGCTACCGCCCTGAAACGGGTGTGACGCTCACCATCAGGGCCGGATTGGGTTAGATCGCAACAGTATTCATCGTGACGAAGTGCTCCCCGGCCGACCGCCGCGCCAGGCGCCAACTGCCGGCTGCAGGCGGCCGACCGGGTTCCTTACGCCGCCCCACGCCCACGGGCATGGTCGAGGTCGGGCAGCGCAGGGCTTGTTTCATCTGTAAAAGACGGCGTCGAACTCACGCGCATCATCAGCTTCGGCGGCCATCAGAGAAGCTATTTTCGCGCACAGCTGTTCGTGCTCCTCGATGTCTATGAGCACGCAGCCGCGGCGCTCCGCGGCGGCGACGAGCTCTGAGATGGTCATCGCCCCTCCAGGAATTCGCGTAGGGACTCCTGCTCGCGTTGTTTCTGCTCGGCCACTCGCGCCTGCTCCTGCAGCGACTGCGCACGCATCGACCGCTCACGTTCCTCCCGCCCGGGGTCTAACCACTGTCCCGTGCCATCCGCGTTCATAGCGACATACGGCGCGGCAGCATCGTGAAAGTGCTCCGCTTTCCGCTTCGGCGGTTCCACACCATCACGTAAGCGGGGACCAAGTTTCCAGGCGACCTCGGCGTAGAGCGCTTCCTCGGCGGCCGCCACCTCTGGGATCGAACTGGTGTCGGGGGGTCGCCGATAGTTAATTGCCGGCTTCGCGGACCGGTTTGTATGTTGCATGGCTTGCACTGGTCCGTCGTGAGGTGCACCAACGATCTGCGCGTACGCGTACGCCACGTCCGCGGGCAACTGCCCGTCTTCCCCTTGGCGGGCGTGGGCCTTCGCCGTCGGCACCAAGCCGGGCGACAGGGAATCCAGGAGCATCTTGTTGTGTCCGTGGGGGTCCGATGCGAGGGCGTTCATCCACATCTGCTTGCTGGACGCGGAGATACGTCCATCGCCGATTGCGGCCATGACCAGGTTTTCGCGTTCAGTCTTGTGGGCCATTATTCTCCGTTCTTGCTGTCCCGGACAGCGGTGACTGCCGCTTTCCGTGCTTTGATCGCCTGGGCAACAACGCCGTTCGCGAAGCTGTAGCCGCCCTTCCGTAACGCTGTCCGCGCGGTAGGGGCACCCGCGGACAGCTCCACCCCGAGCTGCTCGAGCGCTTTGAGGCAGTCCTGCAGGGGGTCGGAAACATCGACAGGTTCGGCCGGCTCCGCGATCTCCTCAACGAATCCCTCAGCCAAGAACTGCTCACGCTGCTCATCGGATAGCCACGCAATGTACGGGCCAAAGCTTCCCTCAGGCATCGGCTGCCCGTAATGGTAATCAACCAGCCCTGCTTGATTTTTCACCAACACCAGCGGGCACTTCACCCGATACGGCACGTCGCCACCTCCATCGTCACGCAGTCCTTCGACTCTTGAAGTCCGAAATCGACTCGGTGCTCACCATCAGCTGCCTGCCCACCCTTCGGGACGCGAGATTTCCTCTGCGACAGTGCCAACGCACGGCATCAGCGGTGAGGCCGAGACGTTGGGCTGCGACCGCCGTGTCCACATACGCTGAGAGTAGAACCCCGGTCAGCCCAAGCCCTTCGGCCTCGTGCTGACGCGAGTCGCCGTCGGAAACGATTGCCGCCGCGAGGGCATGCTGCACAGCCACCACGCCCTCCGGCGTGCACCCGTACCGCTGCCGCTTGATCTCCGCATAGTCACCCAACCAATGCACCACCAGCCGCCCCACATCAGCCGCGAGCTCAATCGCATCGACACGGCGCACCAGATGGCTCAAATCAGCTCCCCTTTCCCGGCACTCATCCCCAGTCACGGGAAAACCCCAATCGCACGACGACAGGCCAGTGGGGACGCCCGCACCACCCCCCGCCGAATTTCTTGACCCCCACGGGGTCGAAGGCGACCGCCACCCAGTCGCGACTTTCTCTCCCCGAAGCGAAAAGTCGGCTGAACAGGGGAAACAGCCCAATCCTGTAACTTTTTGAGCCGTGTAAAAAAATGGTTGACCATGAGGCGGTCGCTACGGACCCCGTCCCGTCTGATTTTTCGGGTCGGGGGAGGGGTGGGGTGTTCGAATAATCTGGGCGCCGGACGGCGGCATGACGGTGGTTGCTTGCGGCCGATGGTCATGGTTGTTGTCCTGTGTTGTCTGGGTTGGCGGCTAGGGCCGCGGCGAGTTCGTTGGCGACGGCGGTGGCTGCGGTGTCGCGGTCGCCGTAGAGGGTTTCGAGGGCGGCGACGAGGTATGACAGCAGGGCGCCGAGCGTGTTATGGAATGCGCGGTGTGGTGCGTCGAGGAGGGCGGCAAGGTTTTCCTGCAGCGCCGTATCTCGTTCGGGGCCTTCGCCGCTCAGTCCTGTCAACACCAGGCGTAGCGCCCAGGTGCAGGCGGCTTTGTATGTGGCGTCGTCCAGCTCGTTGTGGTCAGTCATCCTGGCCGCCACTCAGCTTCCCGGCGTTGAGCCTTGTGGCCCAAGCGTTCCGGGCCGCGTCTGCTAGGAGGACGCGGGCGTCGTAATTTGATCCGTGCTGTTCGAGGTCGTCGAGCATCATTGGGACCACGTACTGGGCGATGGTCGTTAGTGCCGCGGAGAACACGAAGAACAGGTGCTCAGTCTGCCCGTCTAGTGCGGTGAAGTAGCGGTTGAGTACTTCGTCGATGCGGTCTGGATCGGCGCCTGCGTCGAGGAAGTCGAATGCTGCTCTGGTGCCCCAAAGTTCTTTTCCGTCGATCGATGGGAGCGCCATCATGCCCGTCAACTGGCCGTTGAAGTCGGTCGTTGGGATCGCCGACCAGGATTCCGACCAAGGCTCATCGGCAAGGCATTTCGATCGAGCACCGTCTGCGTCTGCTCGTGCTTTGGCTAGCCGCTCGGGTTGGCTGGCTTTCGCGCGTTCTATGGCGGCGATTTGCTCACGGATGCGTTCGGCGGCAGACAGTCCCGCTGCGAGGATGGCCTCGGACTCGCCGTCGATGTAGTGGGTGGTCATGGCGTGGTGTTCCTTTCGATCTTGTGGTTGGTGGGGAGTGGTTTTCGTATGATCAGCCGCAGCCGGCACGGTGGCCCTGGGTCGGCACGTGCATGCCGCAGTCGTCACAGCGGCCGGGGCCCTTGGGCGGCTTGAATCCGTGCACGTGCCCGTTGTTTCTGCATTCCGGCGCATCCGTTACACCGTTACGGTCGCTTGGCGAATCTGTGCCCCTGACGTGCGACGTAACGGGCGTAACGGCTGTAACGGTTCCGTTGGGTGGCTCGGGGGCTAAATACCTTGCCCATGCGTCGGACAGCTGTCCGCGCGTGTATCCGCGCAGTACTTGACCGTCCATGCGCTGCAAATCTGGGCTGATGCCGTATTTCTTGAGCCGGTTGGCTAGACCGCGGGCATCAAGGGGCTCACCTCGGCGAATAACTGCCCAGGGGCTCTCTTCCATCTCCTTGAGGTCAGTAATGACGGATTCTGTTGGAAGACGGTCTACGCCGCGTTTGTCAAAGACGGTCCGGAGGTCGCGTAATAACTGCACGCCGATGCTGGGAGGCGTTGCCTTTGAATCCGTTACAAGCGTTACAGCCGCTACGCGCGCTGTCTGGGGCCAGTGCCCGCCGGCGAGCTCGGCGACCGCGAGCAGCGGCTCCCACACATCAGCGTCCCGGTCTTCGACCCCTGCCGGCATGTGTGGCCAAGTTTCTTCCGCTTGTTGACGGACTGAATTTGCCCATGCTGCAAGTCGTCTGTGGATTTGTTCGCCTTGCGGCGCGTTGATCCGGTGTCTCCAAGGTTCGACATGCTCTGAGGGGGACCGTCGGCGCATGCGGATAAGGACTGATCGCGACATCAGGGTGTCCGGGAGGTCGTCGAGACCGGCAAGCGCGACAGCGCAGTAGGCGGGTAACTCCTCTGTCTCAACTAGCTTGCCGCGTACGACGCAACGTCCAGCCATCGCGCCTTTACGGTGCCCCGCGTTGAGCATCCCTCGAATGTCTTCGTTTTCCTTGGCTTTTGGGCCGAAGACGGTGTCGATTTCGTCGTAGAGGATGGTGGGGAGCCCGTCGGCGTCCGACACCTTACGGAACAGGTAGGCCGAGGTTGTGTTGACCGCGTGTACCGGCCGCGGCACCAGTGGCTCTGTCACTTCGAGTGCGCGGCTCTTGCCCGATCCGGGCTCGGGGCTTAGGAACGCGATTCGCGGTGTCGACTCCCAGCAGTCCATCAACCAGGTGTGTGCAATCCACAGTGTGTGCGCTGCGAGCGCGTGGTCGCTGGGGTATGCAACGAATCGTGCCAAGAACGCCCGAACGTCCTCGATTAGCTGTGCACCGTCCGGGTTGTCCTCGGCGTACCAATTTCGCAGCTCGTCGGAGCGATCGATTTCGGTCATGAGGCAGCCCGCTTCGCCCATGGTCGAGACTCGCGAAATTCGTTGATTTGTTGGATCTCCCGCGAAATACTTGGCCAGTCGACCGCAGCAGACACAGCCTGAGAGGCCTCGGCGCGTGCTTCCTGGTTGAGCTCAAGCCGCAGCGCATGATGCTGGGCGGCGTCGTACAACGAAGCCAGCTTTACCGGACCGTCAGGCAATGCGCGCCATTCGGGTGTCCCGATCATCGGCCATGAGCCGACCAGATCAAGAAATTGACGTACATGCTCGTGTACCTCAGCCCACGACACTTGTTGAGATTCAATGCCTCTCATCGGTCGCCACCAACCTTGGCGCGGCAAACAGGGCCGAGGTGCGCACGAACTGACGATGGCGCTACTAACCACTGATTGCATCTCGTACAGCGGGTCGCGAGGCGAAACCCACGCTCGGCCGCGGCGATTAGCAGGTCGATGTCAGCGCGAGATTCCGCGGTCAGCGGTTCATGCAGACCGAAATCCCACGGGGCGGTAAACTGGTCGGCATCGATGGTGGTTGTTGGAAGGGGCTGGCCGTGGCGGGCCGGCCCTTTTCGTTTGAAGTGGTTCATTAGACGGCCGCACCGCCGAATGGCTCCATAGCGGAGTCGATTTCGTCGACACGTAACCGAACCAGGCGAGCGCCGGATCGGTATGCACGTAAGCGGCCGTCTGCGACCATCTGGCGAATGGTGCGCGGCGTGACGCCGAGATATGCCGCGGCTTCGGACTGGGATATGTAGCGTTTCGTGGCCATTGCTTCTCAACCTCTATGCATGAGAGGTGAGCCACCTTCATGGGGTGGCTCGGAGAAGCTGGCCCGGGTGGGCTGCTACGGGATACGGAGCCCGCTCGTGCCTCTCAGCATAGCGGCAATATCGGGCGCTATGTGGCAGACACGCACCTTTAGGCGTATTTGCGGAGTTGGGCCAGCGTAATCTCAGTTATCCCGTTCTCGGCGAGCCTGTCCAAAACCGCAGTCACCTTTTCCCATCGCAGAGTCAACCCCGGCAATTCGACTTTGATCGGATTCGCGTCCTTATCGAACTTCACCTTGCGTGGCGGTCCTTGCTTCGGGACGTGTATTCCCAGAGCAGTTAAGTCTGCGTCGATGTAGCGTTGGCTTCGTCGACTGTCCGGCTTCTGCACGCTCATCCAGCGTTCTTCAACGGCTGGTATATCGACGACTTTGCCTCCAAGTTCCATCTGTGTTGCTTCACTAGCAGGCACGCGCTCGAACACAGTGACTGTGTGACCTGCGTCGTCAATGACCTTGATCGCGAATATGTTCCAAACCATCAGCTCCTCACGCTCCCGCTGTTGTCGGCGAGTTTGGACAGCAGCTTGGCGATCTGTCGGTCGCGGCCTTGGGCGGCGTGCTGGTAACGCATGGCTGCTTGTGGTGTTGAATGTCCCAGGCGCGCCATGAGTTCCGCGAGTGTGGCACCAGTGGCAGCGGCGAGAACGGCGCCGCTGTGTCGTAAGTCGTGCCAACGCAAGTCGTCTCGCTTCGCAGTGGAGCGCGCTTTGTAGAACTGCCTGTACAGGCTGGCCGGTGCCAGATGGCCGCCCTGCGCCGCCGGGAACAACAGCTCGTCCTTGTCCTCGCCGACGAAACGCGCCAGGTGGTCTTTGATCACCGGCAGGAGGTGGGGCGGGATCTCAACGTCTCGGCGGCCGGCATCAGACTTAGGTGTCGTGACAGTGAAGCCCTGCTCTGTGCGGACGACGGCCCGCTCGACGCGAACGATGCCGTAGCGATCGGGCGGCTCCTCACCTTTGGCCGCCGCGTCTGCCACCTCTGATTCGGTGGGTTCGACGATAATGATGTCGCGGCGGCGCAGCTCGGTGAGCTCACCGAATCGCAATGCGCACCAGGCGGCGAGCAGCACCATTGCCCTGTACCGCTCGGGCATCTCCTCGGCTATCACCGCTATTTCGTCAAGTGACGCTGGCCGGATCTTGTGAACGCGGCGGGCGCTGCCGGCGCCCCGGATTACGCATGGGTTGACCTTGATTTTGCCGTCGGACAGCGCGGTGCCCATGATGGTTCGGAGGAGCCCGTAGGAGTGCGCGCGAAGCGTCGGTGTCTTGTGGCCCAGCTTGGCATGCCAGGCCCGAACGTCATCGGCAGTGATCGACCCGATCGGGAGCGCCCCGAACTTCGGCACGATGTGGTCCTCGAGAAGCTTCTCGTAATGCTCACGGGTTCTGTCTTTCAGCTCGCGCTGCGCTAGCCATGTCTTCGAGTAGGTCTCGAAGGTCAGCTTGGGCTCCGGCACCTCGTCAGCCTCGGGCGGAACCCATGCCTTGCGGATGATCTCGGACTGCCGAAGCGACAGCCAGCCGCGAGCATCTTTCTCGGTCAGAAACGTCCGTGGCGCGGTGTACCGCCTGCCGTCCGGGCCGCGGTACATGGCCCGGTAACGGCCGCTGGGAAGTTTGTGCGCGGTGCCGAACGCGCCGCGCTTTTGCGGCTTACGGCCTTTTCCTCGGACCATGCTTCCCACCTGCTGCGATACTTCGCTGTGTACTGGCGTGAACTGCGTGAACTCGCCGTGAGCTAACGAGACTGTATCAAGATTCCTAGACATTCCGCGAGATTCCGCTACACTGATCAGTGTCAGAGCAGGTAAAACCATTATTTGCGCTGGTCATAATATCCACGCTAGCAAACTATGTGAACTGGTTCAATCCCAGTATCGCGCACCAGAGTTTTCGCAGGTTAGAAGTGGTAGCTAGATAGCCTTACTGAGGTTTGCACCACATTTGCACCACATGGACACCCTCTGGGGTCGTGGTTGCCTCTGGTGGACGCGAAGTGTCAGAGCTGACTTTCCCAACGCATGGGAAAGGAACTACAGCACATGACCATCGCTATCCCCGCGCCAGCGGGTTACGTGAAGCTCTCCCCCTGGGAAGGCGACGAGGGCCAATCGGTCCGCCCATTCAAGGGCGCCTCATGGACTGTCGAGGCTGAGGGCTTGACGGTCACCGTAGAAATCTCGGGCACCCAAAGCCTCCGTCGCGTCACCCGACACATCACTATCGCGGGTGCCGAGGCGACCACATTTGATTCATCGGAGCTACGCAGGCTGGCCGAAATCCTTCTCACGGCAGCGGAGCACGCGGACCAGATGGATGAACTGGACGGGCTGGTCGCCGCATGAGAGTGCTTATGTGCGCAGCGATCGTTGGTCTAATGGGCCTTGGCGTGTTTACCGCGTCCATTGCCCCTGCGGAGCCAAGCTGTATTCACCGGTGCGTGGTCGATCCGATACCGCGGCCGACGCAGACGCTACCGGCCACAACGAGCACGCGAGAACGGTTCACGCTCGTGGGCGTTGCCCCGGAAAGGGAGTGAAGTGAGGGAGATAGTTAGTACAGCCACCGCGGCAGAGATTCTAGGCGTAGCGCCCGGGACACTGCGCTATTGGAGATACATGGACATTGGCCCGCGCAGTTTCCGCGTAGGGCGGCATGTCAAGTACCAGCGCGAGGACATCGACGCATGGGTCACATCGCAGCTCGCCACGACAGCTCGTGGTGGTGGGTAGAAAAAGCAAAAGCGCCGGGTCTGGACCATCACGAGCAGACCCGGCGCTTCGCCCAACTACAGACAGCGGTTGCCACACATTTCTCCATGACCAAGGTCGGGCTTCCTATTGCCCGAGATCTTGACATGTCGAACTAATTCCGCATTCTTTTCCTGCCGGGGAGGGTAACCAGAGCGTCGCCAGTCGTTCATGAATTTTGTCTTTCGACGCGGGCGACCCTCCCCGCGCAAGTCTTATTGTGCTCGGACCCTGTAGCGGTCCAAGACGCATTTCTCGGCTACGGTCCAGCCAAATCCGGCCGTATCGTATTGAACCGCAAACGGTCCCATGCTCTCAGACCTGACGCCGGCCGGATGGCGAACATGCCAAAGCATTCTCACCGACGCGGCGTGTACAACGGCCCTCAGATCGGCAGGAAGGGCTGCTGGACCCCGCTCAAATCCGCGCCCCCTTGTGTATGAGGAAGCCAAAGCGATCACGTCAGACCGCGCATCCTCAAGGGCATCGATGTCCTCCGCAGTCAGGTCGGCCATTAAGCCTCGGTCAGCAGGGTCACCGCATGGGGTTGCAACAGGCCAACGTCGTAGCGAGTCACAACGCGGATACCGACACTGTCCCAGTCCCCCCAGGTTTGATCTAAAATCTTGACGACAGCGTCAACGTCCCGTGCCACAGCGACTTTCGAGAAGTCGACCAGTCCGACACGGTTCTTGGTTGACACTGCGGGGATGTTGTCGGTGATGATTACCGGCAGGCCGAAGACCTGGAACGAGGTTCCGTTCTGGATGGTCGACGGGTCGAACAAGTATTGGCGGTAGTCCTGGTCGGCGCCTTCGCCAGGAACGGCGACCTTCAGCTTTCGCAGCGCGGCAAAGCTATTCGATGTCATGACCCAGTGCGTGGGGCTGACCTTGTTGGCCTGAGCCTTCGCCAGGCCGTCAATGAGACTGTCAGCGTCGGTGAGGTCGAGCGTTCCGGTCTCAATTCCGCTCTGGCGGAAGACTCCCTTGATCGTGTTGGAGGTTCCGGCGCCGTCCCACAGGGATGCGTCGAGAGCCTGGGCGACACCACTTACGAGCATCTCCCGCAGTGTCGCGTCGAGCCCAATCACGGCCTGTCGCGCCATTTCGTTGGTGAACCGCACCAACACCTTGAGCGACTTCAGTGTTGACGGAAGCAAAGTGACCTCGTCGAAGCTGACATCACTGTCCGTAATTTGGGCACCCTCGGCCACGAATCCCGCCGAGATTCCCGACGCAATACGCGGGATGCGCAACTGGTCAGAGGTATCGAAAATACGGGGGCCGGCCGCCAAGAAAGTACTTGCCTGTGCCAGCGGCTGAACGAGCAGGTTGGCGACCTGCGACTGCAACAGCGTCGTATTGCCGCTGGTTACTTCGATTGCCATTATTAAGTTGTTTTTCCTTCATGAATTTGTAAGTGCTTGTGGGGCAACGCGCGTCAGGCGTGAGCCCTCAACAGCGCGGCCAGATCCACGGTGTCCGCGGTGTCACGTCTGCCCTGGCCGACATCGCCGGCAACCTTGCGGGCCTTCAGATGTGGCTTACGCTCGACAAGGTCCGTGATGGCCTCGTTGAGCTTCTGAGAGTCGTCTAGGAACTCCGCGTGGTATTCCAGGTCGGTCGCGTCCTGCAAGCGTCCGTCAGCAGCCACCAGGGCTGTGAAGAGTCGTCGTGAAGCAGTGTCGGCACGTTCGCGATACCCGGCGCTTTCCCTGCGCAGTTCTTCTACATAGCTTCGGGGAAAGTGGTCGGCATCGTCGGCCTTGTCGCCGGCATCAACATCAGGTTGACCGGCAACGGCTTCGACGGTCTCGGCATCAGGCGTTGACTCGTCGGTGGTTGTGTCGGCGGCAGCATCGGGCTGCACTTCGTCACTCATTCATTAGTCCTTCGTTCGCTAATGCAATGCGGGGATCGTTGCTATGCACGTAGGAGCCGTACAGATCCTCGGATAGCAACTCCGCACGCTTATCTGTAAGCTCTCGGCGGATCTCGTCCGCGGTAAAGCCAAGGCGTCTAAGGGTTCCCGCGCGAGAGAGGATGCCGGCCGCAAACAGTTTGGTCGCTGCATCGGCCTCTTGTGCCTCGCTGCGCGTTGACGGGTCGCACCACTGCACGCGCACATTCACGTCGGCCGGGTCCGCGCCATCGCGGACGGCGACCATCAAGCGGGCAACCTGCTCCCACGCTCTGCCAAACGTCTTTTGGCGCGCTTCGGCGCGCGCAGTAAGCGAAGCTTCGGCGGATCGGATCGCATCGGCACTACTCGGGTTGTCATGGAGGACGCCAATATAGTGGGCGGGAAGTGCTGAGACGGCCATGATTTGGCCCAGAAGCACATTCACTGCGTTCTCGTAGCCGGTGAGGTCAGCTGCCTGAAGCTGTCCGAACTTGGCTTCGGATGCCTCGCTGATCATTGCCCGCGATCCTTCGGGGATCGGGTTGACTGTTTCGATGACGGGGTTGTCATCCTCGTCCAGGACTGGGTTTCCGTCGCTGTCCAGCTTGGGGCGTTCCACCAGTTCGATGCCGGTGGCCCAACGCCGCGGGCGCGCAGTGTATTCGGCGCTCACGAGCATGTCGGTCAGAAGCTTGTTTAGCCCGTCGCAGAGTGGGATCAGGTCGCTAATCTCGCTGTGGCCGAAGTCGTACATGTAGCCCGAGTCAGACCCAACGCCCTCCAGCAACGCCGTGTTGTTGATGGGGACCACCGGAACGACACCAATTGGGTTGTCCAGTGTCTCGACGAGGTTGAATCCCGCCGTGAAGGCGACCTGGCTGGCGTGCCACCTCTCGATTCGGTCGGGGTAGTACACGACCGCCAAGGTTTCAGCCGTGCCGCCGATGTTGTTGCGCCAGCGCTTGACCGCGCGGAGAACTTGGCGTGAACCGGGATCGCGGATCACCGCAACCTGCTTCGGAGATTCGATGCTCACCTGCGGCTTGCCATTTGAGCCCCACACGATCACATACGAGCTTCCGAAGGTCAGCGCCTCCTGATGTGCGACATCGGAGAGTTGGTCCAAATCCTGTGCCACCCAGTCGTTCCAGATATCAGCCCCGTCGAATCCCGAGATTCGGAGACGCTCGGATAGGCTCGTCACAGCCAGACGCGGAATGTTGGAGGCCATGCGCCCGAAGCGGGCGAGCGCGGTTTTCTGATCCGTGGACAGGAACGCCAGCGGCTGTGTGCCTGTGGAGTACCGCTCAAGCTCACAGATCCGGGCCTGTGGCGCGTCGAGCCGTTGTAGAAGCTCAACGAGCAAGTTGTTACTGCTTGTCACTATTAAGTTGTTGTCCTTCTAGGCGGCAAAGCTTGCGTACCGCTTTGTCTTTCGGTTCATCGCGAGCCACGTGCAACGGCTGTGCGCCATCACTAGGCAGGCGGCTAGGTCGATCTTGGCGGCCGAACGCTCCCGCGACACCTTGCTCAGCTTGAGCCCGTTGTCGGATTCGACAACGGTGGCGGCCATGACATGGCGGGTTAGCGTCTTGTCGCCACTGTGGCTCATGCGGGCGTTCACGATGGCGTTGTAGAGGTCAGTCGTTGCCGCGGTGAGCCGGCTAGGGCTGTGCGGAAACTCGGCTACCGTGATGCCTTCGCCGGCCAGCACTTGCATCGTTCGTGTCCAGCGGAATGGGTCACAGACCAACTCGCGGACGTTCCAGCGCTCGCACGCGGCCCGGATCTCGTCCTCTACCGCGAGCACGTCTACGCGCCAGTCGGGGCGTCCATCGGACTCCCACACGGCTAGCGTGTCGAAATGCGGTGCCCCGTCGACGGTGCCCACCAACAGGGCCGTGGTGTCGGCGTGCGAGCCACCAAAGGAGCCGTCCAGGGCGATCACCACTTCGGACCTGTCGGGGATACCGAAGCCGGTGCCGATCGCATCCCAAACTTCGGGGTCAACGAATGGGTCGGCGTTGCCGGTCACGTGCTGACATAGCCTGGCGCGCCGAAACATCGCCTCGGTCATCTTCGGCGGCAGCAGCGCCCGCATGGCGTCCCGGTGCAGGAAGTCGTCCAGCGCCGGATTGGCTAGGGTCCAGCAGTGCTCGCAGTCGGGAGGGTGGTCCTCAAACCCCGCCGCGCTGTGCTCGACGTAGACCTGACTGAGGTCATCAGGGCTGGCGATCCAGTGGGCACGCAGGGACGCGAGCACGGTGTCCTCGGTCGGGCCAGGGGTGCCAATGCCGATGAGTGTCGAGCGTTCCCGCTTTCCCTGGGCAAGGGCGAGGACTTCCCAGCTTTCGCGGTTGATTCGGCCAATCTCGTCGGCCAGGGCCAACGTGTAATCGAGCCCTTCCAGGCCAGCCGGCGAGGCGGGTAGGCATTGGAACGACGCACCGCGCGACGGCACAACGAGCTTGTCTTTGTAGACGACCACGCGGCTGGCTAGGTCGGGGTGTAGTTCGACCATCCGGACGGCGGCACCGAAGACGATCCCGGCCTGGCGCTCGTCCACGGCAACGACCACGACGGTCGCGCCTTCGCCACCGAGCATGAGCTCAAAGAGCCCTAGCGCGGCGACGAGTGTGCTTTTCCCTGACCCCGCGGTAGGCACCATCCGGCAATACGGGGCTGCTGTTCGGCGTCCAAGACGCTGCCGGTCAACTCACGCTGCCACTGTCGGAGCTTGAGGGGCTTCCGAGCCCCGGTGCCCTTCGGAACGCGGATATAGCGCTCGCAGAAGGCGGCGAACCGGGCCGAGCCGGTGGAGCGCGGACGCCACGGAAGTGAACTTTCGTTTACAGCATGTTTTGGCCCAGCCTTCAATGCACTACTCTCTAATCATGGCAATTACCGTTACATTTAGAACCGACCGCGGAACCTCGGAAATGCCTTTGGTTTCTGACGCTCAAGTTGAGGTCGTCGAAGGCGGCGTGCTTCAGGTCCACATTCCGTCGGCGAATGCAATTCGCTTTTACGCACCTGGACACTGGCTGGAAGCGAAAATCGATAATGAGCCGTACGACGTACGCGATAGCATGCTCTAATCCTGCGTAAGCTGAGATGGTCGTCTACCCAAGCGACGTAGAGCAGGTCAGTCCATCCGACATCAAGGTCGGGAATCGAATAATGCCTAATCGCGCGGCTTTTCCATGGATGATCGTAAAGAAGATCGTCAAAACCGAGCATGGCGTTTACAGATTCACCTGCGAAACACCACCCGCCGCCGCCATAGGCGACGTGATCAGGCAAGAATTCCCTTATCGCGAATTCGACTCTGTACGTCGGATAAAGAAGGGCCGGCGAGTGTAATCGCCCCTGCGCTGTGCGGTTCGAGTAGTGCATGCTTGATTTAGGGGTATACCCACAGTTCTTTCTCTGGCCTGTTGGTACATGCCGCGGTATCATTCTTTTATGAATGCAACGCACGCAATTTTGCTTGGCATTGCGTTATTCTTTGGCGCGTCCACATTAGGCATACTTTCACCGATCGTTCTGATCGCCGTGGGAGTGGTCGGCCTTATCATCTGCCACATCGTGGAGCGGTGGGCATTGTCTCGGTGACAGTGGTCACCCGGATGCATGGGCGTGGCGTGGGCGGATCTGTCGGCGGTCACTCGTACCGTGATAGCTGATGAATATGTCCGCAAGTTCTAGGAGTCCTGATGACTGGTCCGTCGCCCTGGCGAGTGGCCGCTAAGCCGTGCAGCATGTGCGGCGCGAAGCTGTTTACTCGAACCGTCCCTTACTACGCTTTGCAATCCACGCTGCCTTTCGACATCGGTGTCGAGACGCGCTGTAGCGATTCCGACTGTCTCTCTCACCTCGTTAACTGAGCGTGCAACATCCGGGCTTACCATCCCGTTGATGGACATCGACCAGTGGCTCGACAGCCTGGAACCCACGGGGCCGGCGCGAGATGCGAAGCACATTCGCCGCATCAACGCCGCGGTTGATGAACTGGATGCAGCAGTGGCCGCAGCACGTGAGGCTGGCGACCCATGGTCGGTGATCGCTCTTGCGCTCGGTATCAGCGAACAGGCTGCCCTTGAACGGTTCGGCTAGTGCGTTGTGCCGTCCGAGCAGTGCGCGCGCTTTGGGCCTGCGCCCAGAGGCAGCCCGAGACTGACCTTGACTCGACACCTGTGTCACTTACCATCCCACCCGTGACCGTCAAGGCATGGCTCAATGGTGATCGACCCGATCTGGAAGCACTCGCCGCGCTGTTCGCTGATGGCCCTGTGCGGGTATTGCGCGAAACGGCAGACGGCGCTTACTACCTGACCGCACCCGAGATCGATAACCCGCCTGAAACCAACCGGCACGACATTTCGGCGCAGACACTCGTCACCCGAATCAACGGGCTAGCGCGTGCCAGTGACGCTAATTTCCGGCCAGTCAGACTGACCGGCACATACACCATGCCCGATGGTCACAACCAGCATTACACCGCAGCTACGCTTGGAGTCCGAGCGACCCTCGGCGTCGCAGCTATCGCGATCGCGATCGGGCCGGAGGGACAGCCTCAGCCCCAGCCACCGTCGCCATCGATTGGTTATTTGGCAGCTGCCGAGTCAAATCCCACGGTGGGTGAAGTACTGAAGATTATGGGCCGCGACGGTCAGCTTGATTGGGTCGAGCTTTATAAGGTCTACGAACTCGTTCGGCGTGCGGTAAGGCCCGACACCCTTGTTAGCCGTGGTTGGACCACGAGCGCTGAAGAGTCAGCGTTTACCGCGTCCGCAAACAGACCCGATGTCAGCGGGGAGACTGCTCGACATGCTGTGCCTCAAGGCGCGACGGCGCCCAGACATACCATGACCATCGACCAAGCGCGCTCGTACATCAGCGACTTGGTGACTAACTGGCTGGCCAATCCTTAGCGAGCGGACTCACCTTGCTATAGGGCTTGGGTGCGGTGTTTGCGTCGTTCTACGGCCAGATGAACGGCTTGCCGTTCGGCGTCAGTAGTGGGTCGTCGATTGCGGTTGTGATCAGCGCATAAAACCCTGACGTTCTCGATGCACAACCGTAGCGATGGGTCCTCTTTGATCGTCACTATGTGGTCTGCCTGAAGGTTGTGCGTACTGCCGCACCATTCACATTCTGGCGACATCTTGCGTGCTCGCTCACCGAGTTTCCGCCAACGGTGGTCGTAGCCACGCTCAGCTGGTGTGAGCTTCGGTGCGTACTTTAGCCGGCATTCGGAGCATCGGCTACCGCTAGCGATCAAGTGGCCACACGATATACACGGCCGTGCAATCACACGAGCTGCTGACGGTCGTACTCGGACACCTGACCGACATAATCGAGCAGCGTGTCCGACAGCGCTTTGGCTTGGGTGGGGGCGACCGGAAACACGAACTTTCCCAGGTTCCCGGTGTGAATGATGATCCGCAGCACGTGCTGCGCGTCAGCCTTGATCGGCGAGAAGGTCAGCAACTCGGGGCGAAGCAGGATCGGCGCGTCAGTCTTGTTGTTTTGGTTCATGTTTGGTTGTCATCCCTCGTTTGTGGGTACCGTGATCGCGCTCGTCGAAAGTCCTCAGGTGTGCTCGTTGAAATTCCTCACCTGTGAGCAGGGGTCAGTGTAGTTGTTGGCGGTTGCCGGTGGTGGTTCGGCGCAGGGTTTCGGCGGCGGCCTGGTGGTCACGCAGGCGGAAGGACTCGCCGTCGAGGTTGATGACCACCGAGCGGTGTAGTAGGCGGTCGAGCATGGCGGCCGCGACGGTGGTGTCGCCGAGGATCTCGCCCCAGGCGCCCACCCCGCGGTTGGTGGTGATCACGATGCTGGTCTTCAAATACCGTTGGGAGACAACCTGAAATAGCGCTGATGCCGCCTCGGCGGGCAGCGGCAGATACCCCAGTTCATCGATCACGAGCAGTGTTGGGCCGGCGTAGAAACGCATGGTGGTGGCCCAGCGTCCCTCGATCGCAGCACGATGGCAGCGGGCGGCCAGATCCGCGGCGGTGGTGAAGTAGGTCCGGTAGCCGGCGTGCGCCGCGGCGCGGGCGAGTCCGACGCTGAGGTGGGTTTTCCCGGTGCCGGGCGGCCCGATGAGCAAGATGTTGGTCGCGGTTTCCAGGTAGCGGCAGGTGCCCAGTTCGTCGATGAGCTTGCGGTCGATCCCGGCGGCAGCGTAGACGACGAGGTGGGCAGGGGGGGCGGGGGTGGGAGGGAGGGCGAGCCGCAACGGGCCCGCCAGTCGGCGGGCGGTGGAAGCTTCGACTTCGACGGCCAGCAGCCGCTCTAGGGCCACCGTGAGCGACAGATTTTCAGCGGTGGCTTGGTCGAGCATCGCCGGGAGGGCTTCGGCGGCAGCGGACAGTTTGAGTTCGGCCAGATGGGAGCGCAACTGCTGGTAGCGGCTCGCGGCTGCCGATGCTGACTCCGTGGCAGTGGTCGTGGTGGTCTTTGCGGTGCGGCCGGTGGGGGTCATTGGATGGTCCTGTTCTGGGCGGCCCGCTCGTAGGCGGACAGATCGATGACGGTGGAATCGGTTGAAGGGGTGCAGGATTGGTTGATGAGAGGACTTGCGTGGCGCTGCTGGAGTAGTTGTGTCGCAGCAGCTTTAGCCGCGGGACCGGGTGGGATGCGTTCCTTACGGCGGTGCGGGCGACCGGTGGCCGCGGCGGCCATCGCGGCGGTGTCTAGGGCGATGACATGGCCGCTGTCGCGCACCATGACCCCGAGCCCGTCGGCGGCCATCCGGTGCCGGGCCACCACGATCCCGCTCACGGTGGCGATATCGCAGAACTGCCCGCCGACCGGATGCGACACACTGACTTGAGCTGTAGCCAGTTCCGGGGGCACCGAGTAGCGGTTGCCGCGATAGGACACCAGCGCCTGCCGAGACGCCGTGCGGGTCTCGGACACGATCACCGGATACGGCGCCGGCGCCGCAGTCAGCGGCTCGGCCTTGGCCACCACGGCGACCGAGGACCGGCCATCGGCGGTGGCCCGCAGCCGGGTGTCACCGCGCACGCGGGCGAAGCGATCCACGCTGGCCTGAGCCTGCTCTACGGTCATGTCGTCGGCCAGGGTGCGCCACCAGCGTTGCGCGGCGGTGTGATTGACCTTCTCGACCACGCCTTTGCGGTTGCCGCGCCGGGCCGGGCAGATCGCCACCGACACCCCGTAGTGCTTGGCAACCCCGGCGAACGAGGCGGTCACCCGGCCGCTGCCGGGGTCGCAGACCGTGGCCATCCGATCGAAGCGCCACACCCGCGACACACCGCCCAGCCCGCGGGTCACTCGGTCGAGGCCGGCGATCAGGTGCGGCTGATCCTCGGTCGGTGCCAGGGCGGCGCGCCACTTTCCGGAATGGGCCAACGATCCCACGAGTAGGTGCGCGGTCTTGCCCCATCCCCACGACTGTGGTGGGTCGGGCAATTCCAGCCAGTCCCACTGGGTTTCATCGCCCGGCTGGTGTGGGATCACCGCGTTCGGCCTCTCGGTGGCCGTGCGGCACGCCTGGCACACCGGACGCAGATCCCGGGCGCGGATGTTGCGGGTCAGGCTCTGATACGACAGAACGAACCCCAGCCCCTCTAACTCGTCGAGCAGGGTGCGGGCCCACAGGTGCGGGTCTTCAGTCAGCCGGGCGGTGACGTAGTCGACGAACGGCTCGAACGGGTCCGGGCCACAGCGGGCCCGCACTCCCGGTTTGCCGCCACCGGCCAGATACTTGCGGACCGTCTTGCGGTCAAAGCCGGTGTGGCGGGCGATCGCCGAGATCGTCCAACCACGACGGCGTAGGGCATGTACTTCCACATCGTCCTCCCATGTGAGCATGAGAAAGCGGGCCTCCTTCGATGGAGCAACTGGCGTCAGACACCAGCAGCTTCGAAGCAGGCCCGCCCTTCTCGGCGGAGCCACACGGGTGGGGAATTTCGATGAGCGTCAGTGGGGAATTTCAGCGAGCGCGGTCAACCGCAGGATTCGCGGCTCGTTTGTGTTCGTGATGCTCGGGCGTAGCGCTGTCACAAGTGCTCCCACCTCGGCAGCGGACAGTCGCACTGCGCTTGTGCCCTGAATGATCACGGCCCCGCCGTTGCCGCGGTCGACTACGTGTATCGGTGCGCCGTGGACTTCTATCGTCGTCGTCATGAGGTCTCCTCTTACAATATTGATTAGGCGATCAAACCTTTTCGGAACGGGATTTCGTTGTCCCGTGCCAAAGTTGGTGGAGGGTCTTAAGACTCGTCTGACCCTCTTTGGAACGGGCTATGGGAAGCGACCCGCTCGCGAAGCGAGATAGAGCCGGCGCGCGCTAGCGCGCTACGGACGACGTACCACCCCAGGGACTTTCGGCAACGTCTTTGACTGCCAAGTCTTGGTAATGATCTGGTGGGGGGTAATGGGCTGCCCCTTGACTCCCTGGGAAAACGTCTTGTTTTTGCACCTTGACTCTTGAGTCAGCGGGCAATCTGTTGCACGTTGACCCTGGCATCGTCAGCGCGTATTCGGCCGCCACCCCTGGATTGCCTGGCCCGCGTCCACGACCCTCTTTCACCTTGACTAGCCAGCCTCTCTTGACCAGCGAGACAAGGGCGTTCTTCACTGACCGCTCGCAGATGTCACAATCCTCGGCCAGTCGCGCGTTGCCAGGATGGGCATGGGTGCCGTCGCCATCGGAGTAGGACAGCATCGTCACCAACACGCGGTATTCGGAATACGTCATGTCCACGCCACGCAGGAGCTTGAGGTAGCCGTGTTTGTCGAATGTCATTGGTCGGGTCCGTGCCCGAGATCGCGCCGCCTGCGTTTCACATACCAGCTCGGCGGCTGCATGAGCCGTTCAATGCCACGGATTTGCTCGTATTCCACTTCAAGAGCGGTCGGCACGTCCGACCACCACCACGGCAGCTGTGCCTTGATGATGAGGTTTGGCAACTGCCAATTCGTTTTATCACCGTCAACATATGCGAGTTCTTCGTCATCGGCGATCGGTCCGAACCACACTTGCGCGGCCATTTTGGCCAGGTAGATGGTTCGCTTTGGATTGGTGACGGTAATGGCGGGGAGGCCGCGAATCAGCGTTTGCCTTAGCTCATGCCCGCGCGGGCCGAAAACCCTTGCATCACTGGTAAAGCTGTATCGCGGGTGGTCCGGTATCGACCATCTTCTCGTCTTCATCGTCATTGGAGCCCTATTTAGTTATGGTTAGTCCCTGGCATTAAATGCCTATCTTGAGTTTAGCAAAGTCGCTGTTTTAAATAAGGAAAAGAGGATGCGCATTGGCGCACCCTATGATCACGTTCGAGGTTTCGTCGATACCAGATTCTGAACAAACTCAAGCCTGTCGTGAAGTAACCCGCCCACGATCGACAATTCATCCGGCGAGAGCCGGCGAAGGTTGCGGTCCGAGAGGGTCTTAATCAGGCTGTCGTAGTAGTGGGTCGTGATCTTCACCAGGAACCACCGCCGACCGGCTGCCCCAGCGCGAGCAGGGAGTCACGGCTTACACGGATCAGACGCTTGCCCATCCTGCGGGCTTCAAGGTCACCGCTCGCTATGAGCCGGCGCACCGTCTTCTCGGAAACGCCCAGGTGATCGGCCACCCGACTGGGCGCGACCCATTGCGGTAGTGATGTTGGGGTGGTGTCAACAGACACGTTCTCTCCTTTGGGCAGGGTCAACCCCGATGGTTGACCGAAAACGAGACGCGCCCAAAAACGGGAGAACGATTGCTGTGAGCGTCTGGACACAGGTTGCCTTCGCTAGCCGTTGCTTGTCAAGCGATTTCGCAGAAGTGCTACTGGCGGATTCCCCTATGCACCAAGGGTAGTGGGCGTTGGCACCCACTAGCTACATGTAACTTACGACCTTCATTCGGTAGCTGCGAGCTTAGACAGCGCTTCGGCTATCTGTCTGTCCCTGCCCTGGGCCGCGTGTTGGTATCGCATCGCGGCCTGGGGGGTTGAATGCCCCAATCTCGCCATCAGCTCGGCCAGTGTTGCACCGGTCTGGGCCGCGAGCACTGCCCCCGAATGGCGTAGGTCATGAAACCTTAAGTCTGGACGCTTTGCTTTATCGCGGGCCTTGTAGAAGTGCCTGTACAACGTGGATGGCTGGAGGTACTCCCCCGTCTTCGCGGGAAACAGCAACGCATTCTTTTGTGGTCCAACATGTTTCGTCAAGTGCCCCTCGACGGCCGGGATGATGTGCGGGGGGATCGCAACATCTCGACGACCGGCTTCGCTCTTTGGGTCACCGAGTTTCCAGCCGCCTTCAATACGAACGGCTTGGCGGCGAACCCTGACTATTGCGTCATCAAGGTCGATATCGTTGCGGCGCAACGCAACTAGCTCTCCGAATCGGAGGGCACACCAGCTGGCCAAGATAATCATCAGGCCCAAGTTATCGGGCATCTCCGCAGCAATGATGCCGATTTGTTCTACCGTGGCCGGCTTGGGCTTGATCTTGCGCTCAGCCGTTCCAGCGCCCCGGATGAGGCACGGGTTGACGTCGATGATGCGATCGCGCTCGCGTGCGGTCTCAAGGATGGTGCGCAGCAGCGAGTAAGTATGTGCCCGGATGGTCGGCTTGTCTGGAAGCGTGCGGGCGTACCAGCGGTCCACTGACTCCGTAGTGATGGCACGGATAGCCTTCGTCTTGAACGTCGGATAGATGTGTACTTCCAACAGTTGTTCGTAGTGCTCGCGGGTGCGCGGACGTAGTGGACGGCCCTTGACAGTGCGCGTTTCAACCCACTTGCGGGCGTAGTCGCCGAACTTCACGTCAGCCGCGCGCTTTGCGGTCTTCTGCTCGGCGGTCGCAGGGGGCGACCACAGCTCGCGATCGATCTCACGGCGACGGTCCGTCAACCACGCTTCGGCGTCCTCTTTCGCACCGAAGGTGTGGGGGGCTTCGTAGAGCAAACCATCCGGTCCGGTGTAGCTCGCCTTCCAGCGGCCGGAGCGGAACTGTCGCAAGCGGCCGAACTTACGGCGTGTTGAGCGAGGTTCCCTCGCCATCAGCGGCCGGCTACCTTGCACCACATTTGCACCACATCAGTGTATGCCAGTGGGTGATGGTGTCTATCTCTGGCCAGTGATACTGTTTCACATGTCAGCAGGTAGAGAGCCCGAAGACGCAGGTAGAGAAATTAATTGGGAAGTTTGCTCAGACAGGTTCAATCCCAGTATCGCGCACCAGCTTCGGCAATGCTCAGAGGCACAATCTGATACGAGAAGCCGGCCACGTGAACTGCATGTGAACTGGCAACGAGGGACGCTAGCAACCCATCTGAGAGGTAGCTAGCCATGCAAATCGCCCCGAGATTGTCGGCACCGGGTGCCACGGTGGACTTCCCCACAACGGAAGGCCCAGCAATGACAACTGCAACCACCACTCCTGCCGAAACCGCCGCGTCGCTCACCGATGACCAGCTCGTGCAAGCCATACTCGGCCGCCTCTTGGACATGGTCGGAACCTTGGCGGGCAGCGAGCCAGAGGCGCGGATCGCCCGGCGTCATCGTTGAGCGCCGGGAACTCCGGCCCGTGCCAGCTCCGCGCGGCGCCAAAGTCAACGACCGTGACGTCTACGCCACTGTCGCGTGCGGAGCGTTGCGCGCGGAAGTCGTGCGTTGTTGCGATTGGGATGCCAGCGACGGCATCGACACTGTCGACATCTCTTTCGAGGCGCGGATCAACGGCTTGCGGGAAGACGGCGGCGGAGCCGCGGAAATCTTTGCCACAGACTCAACCGAGTTGTTCGGGCTCGCGCAGGTTGCCGTCCAGGCTGCACTGCTACTGGGCGAGGCCCGTCGGTCATGAGGCGGAACGCTTGCCCGCGGTGCGGGTTTGAATCGTCACGTGACCGGTGGCGCGATCGCCACCCCGCCGCCGCGGTGTGCGCCGCGGTTGTTCTTCGGCCTGCCTGCGCTCTACACCGTCGCCGGCGTCATTCTGGCGTATCCGTGGTTCTTCATGCCCGTGCTCGTCGTCGTCTGCGCGGTCGTCGTCGACCGCCGCAACCGCCCGCGGGCCGCGATCGCGGCCCGCGCCGACTCTGAACACCGCGCGCTAATAGCCGCGTCGCTGAGATGGCCGGTGCTCCCGGCGCACCCGCGGAGCGCTGGCGCGTCGCCGAGCTGTGCCGCGACGACGGGCACCGACCACTGCTCACCTACCAACCCTATTCGGAAAGCGAGGACTTGAACGATGAGAGCACACTCACTAGTCCCAGCGCACCCGAGAAGGACCGGACTAACATCTCGAACATGGCGCGATTTGCACGCCACATAGCGGCGTTTGTCGCCTTGTGCGTGGCCTGCGGTCTCGGCGCTATCTGCGCTGCGTGCGGGGAGGGCACAAACACCACCAATCTTGTTCACAGTGAACACATCAGCAAGGCGACGTTCAAGGGCATATGGCCGGTCAGCGTCGACGGCGGCACGCTGGCGTGTGATGCCACAAAGGGCGGCTCGATCACTTTCACGCCGGACGGTAGCAACGACACCTATGCGTCGAACGGCACCGCAATGGGTTGGGCACCGAAAGAGGGCTGGAAGGACTTCCACGACATCTGGCTGGACGACCCGGATGGTTTGGGCCCGAAAGTCAACTCCCGTGACTTCGACGCCGAAGCACAAAAGCTTTGCAGTATGAACCGAACATGACACCGCTACCGCAGCGCCAAACATATGCCGAACGCATCGAGGCAGAACTGGATGCGATAGCTGCGTCGTACGCCGACATCCTCGCGGCGAGCAACATCGAATATGTCAACCCGAATCGGCCTGGCGCGAGTGCGATCTTTGTTGGCGCCGCGGACTGGGGTTGGGCCGACAGCGATGACAAACTCGAGGCTGCTCGAATGAAGCTGCTGCGCCGCCTCCGCGAGTGGACACCACGATTCCGACTTCTCTTCGCGCACCCGACACCTCAAGTCACTGAGCGACTCCTCGAAGGTATTGATCATCTTGAACGCTGGCTCATCCGAGACGGCGGCTGGGATCACGACATTCCCCAGACAATCGACGCGGCGCAGGACAAAATCCAGGCGACTGTCGCAGACCTACACGCTCTGACAAACCTTTTGCCGGTAGACGAGTATCCCATTCGGCTCGTCGTCGACACGAACGCTCTGATCGACAACCCCGACCTTGCCGCCTACACAGGCGAGCTCGGCAAAAAGTACGTCGTCCATCTAATGCCGGTCGTTCTTGGAGAAATCGACAATCTCAAGCGGGCGGGACGAGCGGAAGACCTCCGCGAAAAGGCTCGGCGGGCGGAGCGGAGGTTGAAAGGCATCCGCTCCAACGGCGATGTTCGCGAAGGTGTCCGCGTCGAAGGTGATGTGATCGCGAAATTCGAGCATACTGAGCCACGCTCAGAGGATCTGCCGCATTGGCTGGACATGAGCGTAGCCGACGACCGATTCGTGGCGGCGGCACTGCTGTTGCAGTCCGAGCATCCTGGTTCATCGATATACGCTGGCACCAGCGATATCAACATGCAGACCAAGTTGTCGGCCGTTGGTCTGCCATTCGTTGAGCCACCTCCTTTCTGACCGGTCGTTCTTGAGGTGAAGTGCTGCCATCGGCCGGCGCGGACCTAATCTTCTGGACATGCGTGACAGCGGCGGAAGCAATTCCTAGCTCCGGCTCGGATTTCCGTCACATGCCCTGCGACGAGGAAACCCCGACCACCGCCTGCGTCGACGAGCTGCTAAATGGGCGAGCACACCGTCAGCTTGCGTGGAACCCCTTGATCACAGCCACGGTTGGCAGCACCGCATAAGAAAGGCTGGTTGCGGCTTCACAGTTGAAGCCCGGGGGCGAAGCATGTGACCGCCCATTCATCTGCGCCGCATTTCCGACGTGCGCGCACCTGCCCTGCGTAGCCCACTGTCCGGACGCTAGAGGCAAAACCTGAGAGGCTAGCCGCGGTTTTCCGCACAGCCTTATTCGGCGTCGGCGGCCTCGGATTGGCTGAGCAATACACAGCTTTCGATAACCCTTTGAGTCGCTCTACGTCTTCTGGCGACGGAAGAGGCTTCGAGCCTTTGCGATATGGAGCGACTAAGGAGATCACCTCACCTGAGACCAGGCGCGTCCAAACATCGTCATGATGCGCGTTCTGCGAACCATGGTGTGGAATCTTGAAAACGGACGCAAGAGGATCGGCGATGAAGTGTTCAAGAGCGAGTACCGCCTGCCAACCACACCCGTCGGGACCCCTAAGCAAGTCAGCTCCGAGAAGAACAGCCGTGTCTCCGACAACTATGTATATGGCGACAGCAAGTTCGTTAGGATCGATTGTGCCTGTCCGCTTTTCATCGGCGGCTACAGCAACACTGTCTGCAAGAGATTGCATTGCCCGCTCAACTGCTTCGCTAGATGGCGACAGCGCGGTGACAATCACCGCCGGTGCTTGCCCCGATCCTGGGCGCGCTAAGAGGGGCAACTCCGCCATTGCGAACTTAAATCGCCTGCCCCTCGGCCTGCTCTTCAAAACAGCGAAGATTTCACGATATTCATTGTAAATGGACTGACGTAGATGATATTGAGCCTCTATCTGTCCATCAGCCTCGACGTGACGCAAGAATTCTTCTTTCGTCGACGCCGAAGAGCATACGAACTGCGCATTATGGCACGCCTGAAAGACGCGGCCGAGTCCTGCAATGTGATCGTCATGTGCATGGGTACCGACTACTAACCGAACCTCGGCTGACACGTCCACGCCTATATTTTCTAGGTACCGCAGTACCGGGATTTCTTTCGACCGCTGATCAATACATGAATCCACTATCAACCACTCGCCGTCACCGATGTGGACAGCTATGGACTCGCCTTTGCCCGGGCCAAATATCGAGACTTCAACCTCATCGTGGGCCGGCGGAGTGAGACGCGAATCACTCATCTACGTACGACGCCAGCTCGGCTGCTAGTTCTTTCGCACGTCGTGCCTGCTCAGCAATTTCGGCCTCTGTCCATCTCCCGAGTCGGCGCAGGCGGATCGTAGACGTATGTGTTGGGCCACTTTTCCCTCGCACGGTCCGCGCAGTCACATAGACAACGTCGCCGAGCCGGAGGTCGTCCCCTTCTGCTAAGTGGTTTTTGGAGAAATCTGCAATTACTTCCGGTCCTCCCCCAAGCGGACGCAATTCGACCGAGAAGATGTCATCGTCAACTTCGATAACCCTTCCCTCCCACTTCTCCATGCCGGTAATACGCTCAACAGGAATATCCGACCGTTCAGTTGTCTCGTTTTCCAGCCGACTGAACGCACTCCGTAGTGCCCTGGCACGGCGCTCGTCTGCCTTTGGTGCGACCAGCTGGTTGACCGGGTCGAGACCGCCATCCGATTGTGCCTCGTCCAGCCTGACGGCCGCCTCGCTTAATGGCGTGGAGGTTTCATGGTCTGGTCCCTGACGGATGTTCGCTTGAAGCCACCGCTGGTGGCGCGCACTCCATCCACCCAAGACCTCCGATGAGGTCTCTTGTTCGGCCGCATTGGCCAAAGCCGGCACGACTAGTGACATTCGATCCTCGCTAACGCATTAACCACATCTGTAGATCGCTTGATGCTAGATGCCCAACTGGTGTTCAGTATCGCAATCGCGTCAGGGATCTTGTGGGCGGACGCCTCCACCGGCGTAGCCTCCTCCGACGCCAACCAAACTTCGTCGCGAGTGGCTGGTTGTTTATCGCGGGTCGTCAAGTCGAAGTGGTCATTATGTGCCACATAGACATGGCCGCGAAATTTTAGGGAGGGCTCGACCTGAATCTGGACCCGGCCGCCGTAATTGTCAGGCCGCTGGCCCCAAACGGTAACGCTCCGTGTCACTGGGAGTGAAATTAGATTTTCCCAGAATTGCTTAGGAACTAGCTGATCCTCAATGGCGTGATATTGTTCAGCACTACTCGCCGCGAAATGGACTTGACGGTTGATACCTAGGGCCGCAACCGGAGTGTGTGGCAGCGCATTGAGCACTCCCACAACGACATCTCGGACCCGCTCAAAGTCAGCCGGGTCGGTCGTGGTTAGTTGAAGAGCATCGGGCAATACTTGCAGTGCGAGCCAAGGGGTAGAAAATGAGGCAAAATCGCTCGTGATCACCTCGATGTTAGCGTCTGTGAAGTCATTAACACCGATTAGGTTTTGCTGCAGCAACCATAGCGGCGAAAATATGGCCGCGTTGAAGCGCCCTTTGACGACTATCGAAATCCCATCGAGCAATATGGCAGTGTCGCTCACGTCCGTCCTCACTTCGCAGCGTGCGCGCGGCGCGGGCCGAGCGCGCAGTCAGCAGGCCCAGCACCAAGACTAAGACGGGGGCCGCGCCGTCCGCCGTCGGGCTCTCAAGATGAGGGTCGGCCCTTCCGTTTGTGTCTACGTGTCGGCCCTCCCCTAAATACTGAGTACCGTCAAAACAACGAGTTGGGTTTGACCGCCCGCAGTGGCAGTTCCGAGGCGATGCACCAGCTTGAGGTCACTGCGGAACTCATCCATGAACAGACCGAGTGGATGCGCGAGCAGGCGAGGACGGCTTCAGGAATCCGCCGGCTGACAGCTTGGAATGCTTGGCTGGAAGTCAGGACCGGGTCGCCAAATCGTAAGAGGCTCTCGCGGCGACATGCAGCGACGATCGGGATGTCTACCTGCGGCACGCGGCGGTCCACCGTCGGTTCGCAGAATACGATCGCCGGATGGCTGAGCAATTGCGGCGCATGGCACAAACACGACGCTAACCATGATTGTTAACCCGCTGCCCGAGGGTTTGTCTGGCGCCGTTAGCGCACGGCATCACCCTTACGCGTGCATCCCGCCATAGATCTCTTCGTCCAGCGCCTGGCGGGCTTTTACCTTCAGGTTTTCCAGCTCATACGGCGGCTTGTGCTGTAACGCGGCGTCGGCCACGTCCTGCAGCGCATAAATCGTTTGGGGGTACAGCCCGGTTTCCGTCGGTGGGTAACCACCGGTCAGCGCCTGATCCAAGCACCAATCGAAGCTGGCGCGCTTCTCCTCGGGCGTCGCCGGTTTCGACCGCATCATCTACCCCTTTCCCCGTTCAGAGAGTCTCTCATCAAGGCAGAGAGTCTTTCATCAGTTTATGCAGCGCCTTGGACGTCTCGCGAGCGTTGTCGCCATTGAGCTCGACATCGGTGAATGCCTCTGCCAAGACTTCAAACGGGTGAACCTCCTCGGCGTCAACATCGGAATACTCTTCGTTGGGGTCTAAGAATGAATACTTCGACATCTGGCCACGCAGCCAAGTGCCATACTGAACGTCTGCCGCCGTGTTGTACCAGAGGTCAAGCAATACCCGTTTGGTCTCCTCGTGCATAGCCTCTTTCTCGCGCAGACTCTTAAGCGCAGCGAAGTCGACCGCATGACCAAATTCGTGGACTATCGCCGAGTACACCGGCCTGCTGGGATCACCGAACGCCCAATTGTTGACGACCTCATTTTGCATCGCTTGACAACACCCTGGCCAATCGGCCGCCATGTCCGCGTTCAGGTCGATCGACGCTGACATGTTGCCCCCGCTGGTGGGGCTCGGGGTAGCCCAAGCCCAGGCGCCTTTCATCCCGGGCGGCGGTTTGGTGATGCTCACTTTTGTCAGCACGACTTCGGGATATGCGTTCAACATATCGTCGATCGCCTCGGCGAATTCTCGCACCGAACGAATGTCGGAATTGTGGTCGAAGCCCACGATTTCGAGGTGGGGATACTTCGTTTTAAGTAGATCGCCTACGCCTTCGGCAGTTTGTACGGCAGCCCACTCCGGCTTCACGAGCCTAAGAATACGTTTCGTGTTGTCGATAACACAATAGCTGGTACGAACTCCTTGCCAGGACGCAATTAATTGACGCGGTAGAAAATTCATCGACGCCCTCGGTATTCGAGGTGCAGTAGTCGACTACTGAAGCCCGCCCCGCCGAATCGGGCCAGGCTCAAGCCGTGACGGTTGTGATCGCAGCGCCGAGATGGTGACGGCTGCGCTCTACTCGGGCGCTTCGCCTGCGTCGGGCACCGGGTCTTGCCAGTCATCCGGTGGTTCGATTCGGGCAGTTATACCCGCGTACGTTTCGAGCAGGTACAGCAGATTGGCGCCGTCGATAAGTTCGATTGGTTTGTTCTGGGCGAATTCGAACGATGCCGCCCCGTAGCCGCTGGTTGTAACGAGTATGCCCTTGGAGGCTCCTTCGTTTTGCAGCGTGCCGAAAAGGTCTCGGACGCGGAGACGCCAACAGTGTTCTTATAGCGTTTCGCCTGTATGACAACCTTGCCGCCGAAGATGGGGCCGGTGTCGAAGGCGACACAATCAACACCGCCGTCTCTCGACGGGCGTGTCTGTCGGGCTTCAAGGCCCATCTTGGTAAACAAGTTTTGTATCAACGACTCGAAGTCGGTGGGCTTCATCTCCAGAAGATTCGGGCGCGTGTCCAAAGTTCCAATTGCGTCGGTCTCAGCCACAAAGCGTGGGTCGACCATTGAAAATTCCAGTACAGGACGAACAGGCACAAGCTCAGTAGGGCTCTTGGAAACCGAAGCAGACAGGTACTTCAAGCAAGCCTGCGGTTCAACTTGAGTCAGGTTAAGCGCCGCGAAGGTGTCACGGGTGACGCGCACGGTGATGAGGCACGGTCGAATCGGTTGTCCGCTTCGTGGGTCGAGCGTGTCCACCACGCCGTTAAAACTACTACTTCAATATGCCGCTCGCTATCCGAATCGAAGATGCAGGCGAGGCAGAGTAGCGCCAGTTGGGCAATGGCGTTGGCGTACAGCCCTTTTACTTGAGTGACGGGTCGCATCGTTTCAGTCACGGCGTCCCGGCTCTTCACAAAGCGGTACAGCTTCGCTCTCGGAACTATGTCCACTGTGGGCAGTTCATACTCCACCACCAATTGGCGAGAATTGGGCGTATAGGCGACCTTGACTTTCGGAGCGATGAAGTCAGGAAGTGGCATTGTCGTGAGAACAGCTTCGAGGTAGGCCACTACGTCGCGTGGGTTACCGGCTCGATACCGACCCGTGAGTCTCTTATCGAATCCACCTGACCAGCGCTGAAGTCCCTCCTGAAGGAGCTCGCCAAGCGCGCTAACGCGAGATTCGATGTTTGCATTCTGGCGCTGCACCTGCTCTTCCACGCTGGGTAGCTCGTAGATTTCACGTTCCAGCACAACGCCTTTCGGCCAGCAGCTCTTCTGCCGCTCGCGTTTCCTGGTCAGCTCAGCGGCTTGCAGCTTAGGAAGCAGAGCTTTCAACATTTGGAGCTCATGCAAGCGCAACTTCTCACGTTCAGCGTGCCGTTGTACCTCCGATTGATACCGCGACTGCACTGCGGCTAGGGCTGCTGGACACTCCCGCAGGGGCGGGATCCACTCTGGCGCGAACGACGCAGGCACAGGTTGAGGCTCCGCAAACTCAAGACCCTTAATTCTCTGAAGGCAGTCGTATGCGTATTTCCGGGCATCATCCAAGGAGTGATGCTTGTAGCAAGCTGCGGCTAGTGTGCCATTCCAGAGGCCACCTGACGAGAAGTCGCTTCCCCCGTAGGTCCACCAAAACCCGCTGCGCTTCCAGGTTGTCTGCCCTTTGCCGGCCGCCGTCAAATAGCCCCATCGAGTCTGCCTCCGCTAGCTCAAACGAATCGGCCCAAACCTTATCGAGTACAGAATCAACATGGAGCGGGCTTTCCGCCTATCTGCGTGGATCGCAGATTTCTTGTCGATAACCGGACGCGAGTCGGGCCTCTGGCGCAAACTGTTCAGCGTCGACCAGGGGGAGGACGGCAGGAGATGACTGTGATTGACGAACACGCTGACGCCGATCAAGGCGCCGAGACGAAAGTCGGTCAGGGAGCGGCCGATGAGACAGAACTGATCGCACCTGCCCAAGGAGCTGGCATGTGGTCTGAGGATGGCGCGGCGTGGTCCGATTACCAGAGGGATGACCAGCTGGTTCGGGAAGGCCCTTCGTGGAAACAGGTTAGCTTGATTGCGGCGGCGATCTTCGTCCCCCTCACTGCGGTCGCCGCGATCATCACTTCGTGGTTGTCGCAGCCTGAGAGCAAGCCATCGGTGACGGGTGAGCCTGCAAGAGTCATTACCGTCCCGGCCGCAGCCCCTCAGGTGCCAGCTGTCGTGCCCCCACCGGTCACGGTGACTGCACCCCCGCCAGTGACGGTGACCCAGACAGCCGTGGTAGCGCCTCCACCAGTGACGGTGACTGCCCCTCCGGCTGATGAGACGTTCCTTATCTGCCCGGATGGCCACTCGGGCGTGGCCACTGGTGTGACCTCGTGCCAGTTCGCAATGAATGTCCGTACCAGTTACCTCAGGCAGGGTGGCCCTACCGTGATCGCCTACAGCCCGGTGACCGGAGATAGCTACGAAATGGACTGCCGTACAGGTTATTCCGCGCGTCTGGCCAACAGCATGACTGTTAACTCGGTGCGCTGTGTGGGCGGCAACAACGCCGTGGTGATCCTGTGGTGACAGCGGAACCGGTGTGCAAATTCGTGCGACGGATACGGGCATGACTTCCGACGACGAGCGTGCTGACCACACCCGCACTTCAGCTGGAATGGGCCCCACCGAAGAGGCCACCGAGGTGCCCCGGCCAAAGATGGCCTCCTTGGCCTGGTCCGACGCAGAACCCGAACCCCTTCGCCAGCCCTGGGGCTCTGTGTGGAGCACTGCGGCGATCGTTCTGCTCTGCTCTACCGTGATCGCCATGGGGATCGCCGGCTGGGCATTGCTGCGGTCTAACACTTCGAGCGCGCCCACAACGTCCCAGCCGCCGACGGTCGTGGCGTCGGCCCCGCCACCATCAGGCAACACCAGCACCGATTCGCAGTTCATTGCCGCGCTAAGCAAGGCAGGAATCCGGGTCTACGATCCCGCGCGCGTGATCAGTGCCGCGCGCACCGTGTGTGCCCAACGGTCCAGCCAGACGAACTACACCAAAATCATCGCGACCGCCTACAACAACGCCGACATAACCGATGGGCTCACGGCCAGCACCTTAGTTTCCGACGCCGAGGAGTTTTACTGCCCGCAGCTCTGGGACTACGAGAGCCAATACGGGGAATGAGAGAGCACGGAAAGGCCGCTGTTGCCGTTAAGCCGATGCCTTGGCGTCTCGACCGCTCGCACTCATCGACCGAGGTGATCCCAACTTGCGGCGAAAATGTTTCTGAAGGGTCCGGCAATTGCTGGCTCGGTTGGCGGGGCGCGAGTCGTAGAAACAATGCCGCCCCCCGGCTTAGTTGTGATCATCACCGGTTCGTTGGACGTTCGGGCTACGATCCGCCCATGAAGGCGGTCTCGCCGTTGGTAGCCACAATTGCGGCCGCCGCAGCCCAGTTCATCGGCGCTTGCCCGCCGGCCCATGCGGATCAGTGCAACAGCGGAGCGGTGAAGCCCGACGGGGGCGGAAAAGATGGTTACTTCACGTGCGTGGGCGGCGCGTGGGTGCATACGGTTCCGACGTTCGATCCGGATAGCGCGGATGGGTATGGACCCAATCAAGTACTGCCACCGTTTTGCATCCGATTCCCGGCTAAGTACTCATGTCCGACGGGGACACCATCCGCGAGTGCGGCCGCAAGTATTCCAGGCGAAGGCACCTTCCGCATTGGCGTCGACATCCCACCCGGCACGTACAAGTCGTTGGGAGGCAGCAGCCCGGGCAGGACTTGCTACTGGTTTCGGCACGCCACCGTCGGCGGCTCGAACGACGTACTCGACAGCGGCTCCTCGACGGGACAGCAGTACGTGACTATCGCACCAACAGACGGGACTTTCGAGACTTCGTTTTGCCAACCCTGGGCGACCGTTTCATAG